GTTACTACGGCTATGCAAGCCTGTTCGTGGCTGATTCCGATTTGGTCAAGTCCATCACAGTCGCCTAGTCCGAAAGGCGGACCGCCATGGCGGTTTACACAGTTATCGCACACCAACGGCTATCCGACTATGCCGTAGTGCAAACACTCACAGACACACCTATTGAACCAGGGCAATCCATCACGCTCGCTGGATTAGGCCACGGCCTGAACGGCACACACACCGTTTTGTTTTGCCCACAATACGAATTCATCGGCGTGGATAACACCACAGGTGAATGGATGTACAACGAAACTGTTGCCATCCCAAACCAGGTGTTGTTTTACGATGAAGGCGATGACCTGGAATTCAGTACGGCGGTCCCCACCGGAACGCTGACCTGGACACAAACCTGCACATGGGTCACCGCTGGACAAATCGAGGATTATCTCGGACTCACACTCACAGGTGTTGATGACGCAACATTCCTAACACAGTGCGCTGCAGCGGCGAATGCGTTTGCCTATCGCAGACGTGTCGAGGCGGGCTACGGGCAAGACAGTTTGACAACATCACCAGGTGGAGATGTCACACTCGGAACAATCATGGTCGGAGCTGCGTATTTCCGTCAGCGTGGTTCATTCAACACCATTGCATCATTTGACGGCATGGGTATCGCACCTGCCACAGGTATCACACCGATGGTGATGCAGTTACTAGGCATCAACCGTCCGCAGGTCGCCTAATGGCGTACACCGATTTATTCAATGAGGCCATAGATGATCTTGCGACATCGTTGGGAACTATCACTGGTTTGCGTGTTGTCACAGACCCCCGCAACATCAACCCACCATGCGTGTTCATTGATGCACCTACATTCACGGCATACAACGCAAACATTGCGGACATGACATTCCCTGTGCAGGTGATCAGTCTCGGACCCGCAAACCTGGATGCGCTGCGGAATGTGCTTGCGATTTGCGCACAACTTTTGGTCAAAAATGTCGCCGTCACCGATGGTAAACCGATTACCCTGTCAGTGGGTGGTCAGGACCTAGCCGCCTATGACGTGACAGTCAGAATGAAAGTGCAAGCAGCATGAAATACATCATCGTTAGTGAATTAGTCGGGACCGTTGGTGCTGAATACATTCCTGCGGACGGCATCAATGTTGAGGCCCTGATCGATGGCGGTTTCATCAAGGTTGCACCCAAATCCAGCAAACAAGAAAAGTCGGAGGACTAATCATGGCTACATCCACCTATCTCTCAAATCCAGTTGTGACCGTGAACAGTGTCGCACTCACCGGATTCTGCCAATCGGCGGTTTTGACTCGAACCATCACGGCAGCGGACATCACCAGCTTTGGAGAATCAGCAAGGACCTACGGGGCCACGCTGGAGGATTCCGAATTGACATTGACGCTCTACATGACCTACGGCGCAGCCGAGGTGTACGCCACACTCAAATCCCTTGTGGGTACTCGCACCACGGTCCGTGTTCAACCAAGTTCAGGTGTGGACAGTGCCACCAACCCAGGGATGATTTTGACCGGCAGTTATCTCGAATCGCTACCTGTCCTTCAGGCATCGCTCGGGGAGATTTCGTCCATTGACATCACGTTCCGTGGCGGTGTGTACTCCGAGGACACCACGAACCCATAATCAGCGAAAGAGGGAAACATGCAACTAACACTAAAGGTGGACGCAGGTGATGGTGAATTTACCGTCACAACTAATTTGTGGGTAATTACCCAATGGGAACGCAAATACAAAGCGAAAGCATCCCAACTCGCTGCAGGAATTGGCATGGAGGACCTTGCGTTTTTGGCGTACGAATCCGCAAAAGCCAACGGCCTAGTGGTTCCAGTTGTGTTTGATGACTGGTTGCGCCAGGTCCGCACGTTAGAGGTTGTGGAGAACGAACCCGCCCGCCCTACCGCAGCGGAACACTCAGATACGCACTAGCAGTTCAGTTAGTTGCTACAGGGTGGTTTCCGCCGAATGTAGAATTTGATGTGCAGGACCTGACTACGGTGATGCATGTTCTACAGGAAAGAAACAAACGATGACGGTGGCATTTCAACCGCTAAAGGCTGACGGGATTCAGGAAGCGTTGCGAACGCTGAACGAAATCGACAAGACCTATCGCCGACGTTTGACTGTGGAATACAAAACCATCGTTTTCCCGCTGGTGTGGGAAGCACAGTATTTGATTCCTGCACGTGCGCCCATGTCAGGCTGGAACCGTAGTTGGACCCCTAGAGGCGGACGAGGAAATTACGGTTTACCTGTGTTCCCATGGGAAAAGGACGCTGCGAAATACATCAAACCGTTTTTGTCGGGCAAACGCCCACGGCGTGTAATTGGCCGTAGCCGTTCCTACATTGCGAACGCAACAGTGATGGGTGTCCGATGGGGGTATGCGCCAGCCGTGGCATTTGACATGACGCACGATTATCAAACCAAACAGGGCGCACAAATGTTGCAGAATTTGAATGCACGTTATGGGCAGCCGTCACGAGCGATGTGGCGTGCTTACCAGCAAGCAGGACCGGACATTCAACATGAAATCCGTGAACTGGTGGACAAAATTTTGCGTGCCGTAAACAAACAATTGAGAGAAATGCGCTAATGGCAATCAACATTCCAATAGTTACAGGTTTTGATGACCGTGGTGTGAAACTGGCTGAAAAACGATTTGCACAGTTCCAGAAAGAAACCAGCAAAATCGGTCAGTCCATCAAATCCGCATTCCTGCCTGCCGCTGCAGCGGTGGCTGGTTTGGGTGCTGCAGCGTTTGGTGCGGCTAAAGCTGCTATTGAGGATCAGCAATCATCGGCCCTACTAGAACGGCAATTGCAAGCAACCACTAAAGCGACACAGGCACAGGTGAAAGCCACCGAGGACTACATCACAAGCTTGTCGCTCGCTACAGGCGTGGCTGATGATGAACTACGCCCTGCCCTAGCAAAGATTGTGCGCTCCACAAAGGACCTTTCCAAATCACAAAAACTGTTGAGCATCAGTCTCGATGTGGCAAAAGGCAGCGGGAAAAGTTTGGCCCAGGTCAGTGAGGCAATTTCCCGTGCCTACGGCGGCAACGTCAAAGCACTTGCCCGCTTAGACCCGTCACTCAAAAAGTTCATTGACAAAACCACTACCGCTGATGAGGCCGTAGCGATGCTTGCAAAGAATTTTGAGGGTGCCGCAGCAAAGAACGCAGACACATTCCGTGGACGCATGGACCGTTTGAACGTGGCCCTGTCCGAGGCGTATGAATCTATCGGCTATGCCCTGTTGCCTATCCTGGAAAAACTGGTACGGGCATTCCAAAACAATGTCCTGCCGTACATCGAGAAAGTCATCAAAGCCCTAGAGGAACAAGGTTTGTCCGGTGCCGTGAAAACTGTGTCACGGGATTTTGGCAATTTCATTATGAACGCTGACGGCTGGAAAGGCACCATTATTGATTTGACGGGTGCCATCATTGCGTTGAGTGTCGCCGTAAAGGGCCTACTGATTTTCAATGCGGTGAACGGTGCAGCATCAGCCCTGGCAGGAACCTTGTCTGCTATCGGCACAGCCGTTTTGCCTGGACTCGCTATCGGTGCAGGCACCGTGCTAGGCGTGTTCGCATCCTTGTTCGCAACAGTCACCGCATTTGTTGGTTTGATGCGTGACACCACAGGCCGTTCAGCATTTTTCGAGTATCTCGCAAACGTGTCAAAACTAATTGCTAACGGTTTCATTTTGGCCCACAACGCTGCGGTGGCACTTTTGAACCTGCCCCTATACGCCGCAAACCTATTGCCAGGTGTTGATGTCCCAACATTTGCCACGATGGACATGTACGATTTCACATTTGACACTGCACCAGGTGGTTCACGCAATAATGGCGGAGGGCTACGTGAAAACGCACAAGTGCAGATCAACGTGAACGGAGCTATTGACCCTGTCTCGACTGCACGCCAAATTGATTCAATTTTGCGCCGTGGCAATCGCCGTGGAATCATCACAGAATTTGGGACACCCTGATGGCGTATCCCACACCTATCGTTGAAATCGCATTTGATGATGGTCCGTATGTGGCTAGTCCCACCTGGACTGATGTTTCACAGTATGTGCGGCGCATGTCAATTGACCGTGGACGCAGCGACGATTGGGCTGATTTCAACGGCACCGCAACCGTGGTGTTGAATAACCGCACACGCCTATTTGACCCGTACTACACGTCCGGAACCTATTACGGGAAACTTTTACCACGTAGGCAAATCCGCATCAGGGCGCAAACCATCGAGGGTGGTGTGACCACCACCCATGATGTGTTTCGAGGTTTCATTGACGGCTGGAACCCACAATGGACTGACGCAGGCACAGATTCCACTACCACCATCCAATGTTTTGATGCGCTGCAATTGTTAGCGGGTGAACAGTTGCCTGCGGATTGGTCACGGGCCTACATCCTGTCACAATCCCCCCGCCACTACTATCCCTGCGATGAACCTGTAGTGCCGTACACAGGCACCAGCGTCCTGAAGGATTACGGGTCTATCCCGTTGAACATCACCGCATCCGCCACCGCTATCAACGGCGGTGAACTTGCACCAGGTTTGCCAGGTAACTCAATACAGGCTGCGGTTTCAAGTGCAGGCACATCAGGTTTTGCGACCACCGCAGCAAATACCGATTTCAGTGTCTCCATGTGGGCCGTTATGGATTCCACTACTGCAACCACAGGCGGTGCCGTAGGCGCATACGGTTGGCGTATCGGCTGGGACCCTGCGACTGGTCAATACGTTGTCAGCATTGATGACCAGGGTGCAGGACTAACCCGCACATACACATCATCCAACACATTTGACGGTTCACAACCCACACACGTTGCGTTCTCATTCAACGTCACCAGCAAGGCCCTAGTGCTAATGGTGGACGGTTCTGTCGCCGCCACCACAAGTGCCACCGCAGGAGCCATCATCATCATCATTGGTGAAATCGTTGCGTTAGGCACCGGACAATTCCAGCAGGTGTGTGTGTGGACAGGGCTAATAGCACAGGCAACAGTGCAGGAAATTATCCGCAGGTCACTAGCCAATTTTCCTGAAACCACCGCAGCACGATTCACACGCCTAATCGCTGAAACACCGTTTCCTGCGTCACTGACACAAACGGCCACTGCACCTGTAAACAGTGTTTTGGACATCACCAACAATGCGCCGCCAGTCACTAGCGAGCTGCGGACTGTGGCCCTGTCCGAGGGTGGACCGCTGTTTGTGTCCAAAAATGGAACGCTGACAATGTTCAATCAAAACCAAATTTTTTCCCAAACCAAATCTGTCGTGTCGCAGGTGACGTACGGCAGTGGCGGCTACAAAATGGGTGAGGATGTGCAGATCACCGCAGACGGCGACTCAATGCGCAACCAGGTATTTGTCTCCATGTCCGGTGGCGGTGTTTATCAGAAAGACAATGCAACCAGCATCACTACCTACGGCATCGCATCAATGTCGCTTGATACGCAGGTGCAAACATTGGCTAATGCGGAATCACTAGGAAACCTGACTAGCGGTTTCGGCGGAAACATCTACCCTGATTTGACACCTGTGGATGTGGTGCTATCGGCGGATTCGTTGTGGAAACCCACGCTGGATTTGGAATTGAATGAACGCATCACGGTGAACATTGCACCGCCTACAGGCAACACAATTTCCACGCCCATGCTGGTGCAGCGCATTACGCACGATGTGGTTCCTGGTTTGTGGCAAACAACGCTCGATGGTTCTGCACGTTGGGCGGCAGTATTTATTTTGGACCAAAGCCTTTTAGATGGCACGGATTTACTAACTTAGGAGTGTTATGGCTACACCAACTAACCTGCCCGCCGCTGAGGTGGCTTACACCGAACTTGCTGCATCGTGGCTAAACGATTTGCGTGGAGCGTTTCGCATTCTGCAAGTTGTTTATGGTTCTACGACTACACAAGTAAGCAACAGCACCACCACTCCTGTAGACACAACATTGACTGCGACAATTACCCCACAATCAACCAGCAGTAAAGTTTTGGTGTTAGTGAATCAAAATGGTGCATTGAAAGGTTCTGGAAATGCTGCTAACGCCGTAAACGTCCAGTTGATGCGTGGAGCAACAAACATTCAAAACATCACGCTAAGTGCAGGTTACACAAACACATTGTTGGAAATTCGTTTGGCAACAATCTCTGGAATGGTTTTGGATACCCCCGCTACCACGTCAGCAGTGACATACAAAACTCAGTTTTACAACGATTTGAATGCTGCAGCAGTATTGGTGCAAATTGCCAACGATGCGTCATCAATTGTTTTGATGGAGGTCAGCGCATGACGCATTTAGAAATTATTGAGTTATTAGTAACAAGCGGATTTGACACTGGTTGGGCTATTGAAGGAACCAAACTGGTCCTGTGGCAGCATGAACAAGACCCGCCAGCACCATTGGAACGGCCCGCAAATGAGTGACGGCATCATCATCGCAATCATCGGCGGCGGATTCACAATCATCGCCACACTCATCGAGGTCACACGCCGACAAAACAACCGTGACCACGGCGAAAACTCCCGCAAACTCGACTACCTAGCAGACCTATTTCGAGACCACCTGAAAGGCCACAAATGAACCCCAAAATGCAAGCCGCACTAACGTCATACGCACGTGCGCTAGTCGCCGCCGTACTGCCCGTATGGGTCGCCACCAACGACTGGAAAATGACACTGCACGCACTATGGGCTGCAGCCATCCCACCAATCATGCGATGGGCCAACCCGCAAGATGCCGCCATCGGGCGCAGCAAAGATGCCTAGAAAATACCCGTTCCTACCCGCCTATGACGGCAAACATGCATCACCCGTCACTGAATGGTTCGTCCATGCATGCAAACGCAGATGGGGATTCACCAATTTAGGCATTTACGCAAACCGTCAAATGCGATCCGGTAAGGGACTATCGGTTCACGCAACAGGTTGGGCATGCGATGTGGGCTACGGCACTACCCCTGAGGGACGTGCAAAAGCAGTTGAGGCGTGGAACTGGCTACTGGCTAACTCGAAAGCATTGGGCATTTGCGAGGTCCATGATTACGCATACGGCAAATGGGGCCGTGGCTACCGTTGCAGCCGTGGCGAAGGCACAAAAGGTGTGAAGGTGTACACCGCCACAGAGAACGCTGGTACTCCTGGCGGGCGATGGCTACACGTGGAATTGGACCCCAGCTGGACGCTGGAGGCGTTCCAGGCGGCGTGGAAGGCCCTGCCTAAGCCTTAGATTTGCGCATCGGTTGAGGACTGGACACCCCTGATGCGTAGGTGGTCCGCTGGTTTGTTTCCCTGCCAGCGGGCCACCACCCCCCACCATGCACAAATAATGACCACCCACCTGTTATTGTTTGCACAGCGGGGTCCAGCCCGCACGAAAGGGAAATTATGTACGCAGTTATCCGAGACCCTGAACAGGTGTTTTCATTCGCATTCATCACTGGATGCATTACCGGTTATCTGTTTTGCAAACTGATTCAGATTTGCAAACGAATGGATGAGCGGAGCAAACAATGAAACGCATGATCGCCATCACACTCGCCGCCACATTCGCATTCCCAATGCAAGCAAACGCCAAAAGCAGTTTTGATGACCTAGTACTCGCAGAACATTTTTATTACCGCCTAGCGCAGTGTGAGACAGGGCAGAAATGGAACCACGAGACGCTGAACTACACGAGCGCATTTGGGATTGCACGTGGCGTGTGGGAACGATACTCACATTCCACTAGGGCATCGAGGCGCACACCCCGCCAGCAGGCAATCGTGGTGGACCGCATCGCATTCACCGGATTCCACGATGGCGACACGTACTACCCGCCCGTAGGCCCATGGGGGTGGGGTGCAGTCAAAACACAAAACTGCATGAACCTACAAAAATACATTTGCAAATCACGCAAACCCATCGTCCAACGATGGAAACGAAACTGTTCAGGAGGAACAAAATGAATGATGAAACCATCACAATCGCAGCACGAATCAGCCTGCATGACTACCAGGTGCTACAGGCACAAGTAGCTGCAGGCAATTTCAAACGCATGTCCGATGCCATCCGTGCATGCGTCCGCTACACCGTCACACAACTAGAAAAGGCACCCGACAATGACTAACCAGGAAATAGCAAAAACACTGTTGAACCTTTCAACAGATTTGGAACTGTCCGGACGCATCAAAGAACACCGTGCGTGCGCACTAGCAGCAGGATTGATTCTCGAACTGTCACCGCAGGACTGGGAACTAGTAAACATCGAGGTGGGCCATGACTGAGGACAATCAACTACGCAAAATGCACATCATCCACAAATTGATGTACCACTGGCTAGAACAAAAATGCACATGCGCAGCGAACAAACCATGTGAACGTTGTTTCATCTTGGAGGAGGCAATGAAAGTGTTTCCTACTGAAACTTCAACAGTAGTAAATGTTCGTTACAACGAAATAGGAAAGTTCAACTAATGGCATTCAATCTTGATGACTACGAACCAGTAGCGAGCCGATTTGCACGGTTCATTGACTGGTCCAAAACCACAGAACATTTCTTTGCAGTGGTGTCGGAAATGTTGTCTGCACCAGGTGCGGATGTGTGTGTGTTCAAAACCAGCATTTTGTGTGATGGCGTGGTGGTGGCTACCGGACACGCTGAGGAGGTTCGTGGTGCGGGCAACGTGAACCGCACATCCCACGTGGAAAACTGCGAGACAAGTTCGCTCGGCAGGTGTTTGGCTGGATTCCCGCTGCACAATTTCGCAGGATCCGATTTCAACAAACGGCCATCCCGTGAGGAAATGAGCAAGGTGCAGCGCATGACGGCGAACCAGTCGCCGCCAACATCGAACGGTCCCGCAATGGAATCAGGCACCGACAAACGAATGCCGTCAGTGCAGGTGACTCAACCAATGAATTCCCCAACGGAAAAACAGTTTGAGTACGCCCGCAAAATGCTACGCAAGGAAGGCCACCCGATTCCATCGTCATTCAACACGATGTCACGCCAACTAATGAGTGACCTAATCGAGTCATTGAAAAACGGCACTTATCAGCCTGCCACTAGCACAGATGAGGAACCGTTCTAGTGGTTGAGTTTCTCCAGTTTGTTTGCACGTGTGCATTGATGTTCATTCTCGGTGTGTGGGTAGGGCAACGGCATGTCCACCACTGAACGCATGTTCCAGGACCAGGTGATCCACATTGCCCGCATGAACGGCTGGTCAGCGTTCCACGCATCACCACATCTGGTGCGACCTGGTGTGTGGCGTTCAGACGGTCAGGGCTACCCAGACTTGTGTTTGGCGCATCCCACACGAGGATTGATTTTCTGCGAACTGAAAACAGAATCAGGGCGCATGTCTCCAGCACAAAAAAAATGGCAACTAGCACTAGCACCGCATGCTGAATGGTATTTGTGGCGACCATCAGACCTGGACGCAATCGCCAAACGGTTGGGTGGCACATGCTGAAACCGTTTGACCAGGCCACATTCGATGCGGACGACAACGCAAAACACCTAATCATTGACTTGTTTCAACATTGGAACATCACAATGAAAGTGAACGGCGATCAATACGGCATCGACCTAATCGGCAAAGAAAACGACACAGGTGCGTTTATCGCAGCTGAGGTTGAGGTGAAACACAACTGGCGTGGGCCACATTTCCCGTTTGACACTGTTCACTACGCTGCACGCAAAATCAAATTCCTAGAAATCGCTAGTGCGGAACGCCACGTGTATTTCTGCACTGTGAACGATGACCGGACACATTGTTTGATACTGTGCGCCACCAGCATCGAGCAATGCAAACTGGTCCGCAAACAAACCAGCGTCACAAACTCGGAATGGTTCATCGAAATACCGCTACACCTGTTTGATACATACAGGTTCTAACAATTCAACACACGCATGGCGGTCCCACGGTTGCAGGTGGCGGCGCATTCACACACGGGAACGTGGGTAGATGTCGCATGCCCCACAACGGCACAAGGCGATAGGCAGCGTTTCCAAACGACACAAATGGCGATGGTGACGGCCCTACAAGGATTCAAACGGCGACCAGCACAGACATGTGCAAACGGCGGGAGGGACACCTACCACAGACCTGATGTGTACCATGAAACCAACCGAGCCTGCGAGGGCGGTAGCAACAAACACAAGGACACCCGACCATGAGCAAACGAACATCAGACCCCACATACCGCCGCAACCGTGCAACCATCCTGCAAGACAACCCACCCTGCCACCTATGCGGACAAGCAGGAGCAGATACCGCCGACCACATCATCCCCTACGCACTAGGCGGAACCCACGAACTCGACAACCTGAGACCAGCACACCACCGCTGCAACAGTCGAGCAGGGGCAACCATGCAAGCCCAACAAAAAAGGCTCGCCGCACAAGCACGAGACACCATCGTGGCACAAAACCGATTTTTTGACACACCAGCCCTGCC